CGGTGAATTCGGAGCCGTGAATGGTGTACGGTGGGTTTCGACCGAGATCGCTCCTATCCAGACCGGGGCCGGCACAACCTCGACTTCCAACGTCTTTCGCGGTACTTCCGTGGATACCAACGATGTTTACACATCGTATATCTATGGTAAGGATGCCGTGGGAACGGTGGGGCTTGGAGTTGCTTTCGGTACTTCCGTCAAAACGATGTCGGAGAATCGAGACAAGCCTATTGAGATTATTTATCATAAACCCGGATCATCGGGAGTGGGCGATCCGTTTAACGAGATTGGTTCTGTCTCATGGAAAGCTTGGCACGCAACAAAAATCCTGAATGGGAGATGGATCACCAAGATTCATACACTCGCCAAGGATTTAACCACATAACATAACCCCACAACAACAAGTCAGGGGGCACCCGTGACCGGCTCTGCCCCCTATTTTTTTACAAATTATGGCTACATTCATAGATGGCGTGAACCGTTTATTGCGAAGCAATAATGTCATATCGGGCGATGACGACAACATAACGAGTTTTTCTGAAACGCAACATGCGTCTGACATACAATTGGCGCAAATTTCCATTCAGGATGAACTCGCGGAAATAGTTTCGGAAAGGCTTATCCCTTATGAAAAGACTTCCGGATCGGTGAATCTTGTGACAAGCACCAGGACATATTCATTGGCAGCCGATTTTGTCCGGTTTTTCGGGTTGGCGTCATTTTACGATACCACCGACAATCAACGGATTTACGAATGGCCCGGAGGTGAGGAAAAATTACAGCATCAGGATTATAAATATAAAACCACCGAAGGTGCCCCGAATTACTGGTATTGGGAGAATTCAACCACGAAGCAAGTGGCTTTTTACAATGTTCCTAATTCCACTTATAACAATCGTTCACTTTCTTATGATTATGAAAAATCGGTGATGGTCGTGAATTCTACGGATACACTGCCGTTTCATAATAATGAGGAATATTATTCCTTTATTTCAATGGCTGCGCGTAGATTTTTTATTATGCTTTCTCAACAGCCACTAGCGCAGTTATCAGCAGATGCCACGTATAATAATGCAAAAGCCCGTTTGTATGCTTTTCTTCGGCATGATAACGCTTCCGATTTTTATGGTTATGGGTATCGCTGATGGCTGTTCTTACATTCGAGGGTGGGTTGAACGAACAGGATATGACCTTGGTTTTGGATCAGGAGTGTATTGAAGGATATAATTTTGAACTCGGATCACCAGATACTCATTTTCGTCCCAGAAAGCCCTTCGATAAACTGGGAACCGCGACAAATGCGCTTTCGATCAATGGGTTTATCCAACTAATCAAGTCGGACGATACTGAAACTACGCTGATACAAGCCGGAGATACAATTTATCAATGGGATGGAACAACTGGCTTTACTTCACGCGGAACGGTTAACTTAAACAGCAGGTTACGAGGCACGACATGGAATCTCGGTGGGTATGCCGTAATTACCGATCTGGCGAAAGCGACTGTCATAAAAAAATGGGACGGAACGACATTTTCAACCTTAACGACAGGATTGGGAAGCTCGCTATATGCTAAATATGGCATTGTTCATCTTGGCAGAATTTGGTTATTCAATGTAACCGCTGGTACCAATACGCCGCATTTGCTAGTAGTTTCGGCATTTGAAAATCCTGAATCCTATGACACCGCCAAGCGCGCCCAGGATTCCTCATTTTCGACTGGGAATGAGGCGTTTTATATGGTTACACCTGATCTTAGGCCGATTAACGGTATTGCTTTGTTTTTTGGCGTGCTCATTATCTCCACGACAAATGGCGGCCTTTGGAAGCTGACTGGCACGGATTCGATGGGATTTGCATGGAGTCCTTTTTATTCGGGCTCGCAAGCGATTGGCACCGAAACAGTAACCAGCATCGGGGATGATGTTGTTTATATGAAAAAGAACGGAAGTATCGAATCAATCCGCGCCGTGCAAGCATATGGAGATATTAAGACCGACGATTTATCGAGATGGATTAGAAATACCGCCAATAATATTACCGATTGCATTACAGTATACGATCAAGAACGACAAAAGGTTTATTTCTTTATCGGTAACAATAAAATTCTTGTGCTTTATAAGGATTTATTGACAGCAAATTTTTCTCCCTGGTCGGTTTATCAGACGGGGCATTCCTCGTCTTTTGCCATCAATAGCGCGATTTATATGAGAAACCCCGGAGGAACGGATTGGTATGTTTATTTTGGTGATTCCGAAGGAAATATTTATCAGTTAGAAGGTGTTGGGGATGGAGATGCCGGAACCACCGATATTAGTGTATATCGCAAGACAAAATTCATCGAAACGATTGACGATTTTAATCCACAATTACAGCGATTGCGCGGCAGGATTTATTATCGGCGAATCGCCGATATTGATTTACTGATGGATTTCGAGTGGGGAGACGATTACGCCATAAATCGCTGTACCGTTCCATTGGAAGGCCCGCCTCTCGGGGACCTCGCTATGTATTGGGGGGGTAGCTGGTATTTCGGAGGAGCGTATTATTGGAATAGTGGGTTTTTTTATTCGGAACGAGTAAGCACCAAGGGCTTTAGTCCGATAGGCCGAGGGGTTGGATTTTATCTTAGTTTGTCAGCAACATCTTCACAATTATTCGATGTAATGAAAATTGAAGCTTGAAACATACAAGGAAAAGAGAGATAGACTTTTTGGAAAGAATCGCCCGCATATTCGGTTATTTGACCCGAATAAAAACGAGGATATGGCGATATTGTGGGTGGCTCATAAACATAAGCCGTTTTACGAATTATCGGAAAAGATAGAACAATCTATTTTTTGTGAAAAAATCAAGAGCCTGGCGCGGGAGACCGAAATACTTATCATAGACGATGACAATGAACAATTCCCGTCGCGCACCGGCCCGGTGGTCGTTATATGGATGTTTTCTGACGGCTGGCGATATGAGCCTCATGCTGAATTTTTTCCATGGGCGTCGAAACGAAATATTTTTCGGACCAGCGTGGCTTTTCTGCAATTTATACGCTATCAACGCCAAGTCGGCGTATGTTTTATTCGCAGCCTGGAAGAATCGAAAAATTTATTGGAACATTGTTGCGAATATGGCGTTCTCCGCCCCGTTGGTCGTGTTATCTGTGGCGATCCGCGAGGAAATGAATATTTATTCAGCATCGAAGGGAAAAAGAAACCATGAGTAAATTGAAAAATGAATTTAGAGGTCTTAAGCGATTGTCCAATGTTTTTGGCAGAGAAGGGACCGATCCGGATTATGCCGCTGGCGAATACGCTGGACCGAAAAATTATTATACTCAATTTTCGAGTTTGGAGGATGGTAGACTTAAACTCGATCCTTCCATTCGATCTCTCCAGGAAACGGCGTTAAAGCGTACCGGAGAAGGATTGGGCGATTATTTGACGAGATCGGAGGATATTCGCAACCGTTTTCTAGGAAATCAATCGGCTTTCCGCCAAGCACGGCTTAATCCCTTACAGTCGCAAATGGCGCAGCGCAGGGGAGAAATACAACGCTCCATCGGTTTACGAGGTTTAGGCGGTTCCAGCTTTGGGGAACAATCTCTTACCGGGTTCGATGTCGAATCGCAAAGAGCCTTGGCGGATCAATCCGCAATTGCGGAAATGGAGGATTTACAGGCATTAACCGGATTAGACACACAGCGTTTGGGGGCGATTATAGACGTTGGTAATATAGACATGAATACCGCCATGGCAAGGCTCAATGAAGAAATGACCGGATTGGGAATGGCGCAAGGACAAATTCAAGCGGCGATGACTGCATTTGAGATGTCACAACAGCGAAAATTGCAGCAGCTTCAGAATATTGCTAAATCTGCGGAAACCTGGCATACACTTGTAACCGATTGGGGGGATTTCGCCAGCATCGGCAAAGGCAAAGGCGGCAAAAAGCCCGAAGCCGGAGGCGGCAGCTGGGGGAATTAATGCAAACTAAAAAATTCATGCGCGATCTTCCAACACCGGAAGATGCGGAAGAACAATCTGTTCATCTCAATCTATGGATTGAAGGAATGAAAAAACCAGGGAATATGGACCCGAATGATCCTCAACATTTGCCGCAGATTCAAACCATGGCTGAATATATCGCCAATGGCCTGATAACCGAGAAAAATGCCATTCGGTTGATGCAATTGAACGAAAAAACAACTCCATATCTTAGCGCCGCGCTCGATGTGCAAAGAAAAAGACGTGGACAGATAGCGCCCGTGGAATACGAGGGGGAAAAAGAATATTCACCCGAAGGCGATGTTTATCGGCAAGTGAAAGGCGGACCTTTTGTCAAAATCCCAGTTGAGGGAGGCATGAAACTCGGCCCTTATGTTAAAGAACGACATAAAGAATACGAACAGAAACAAGAAGACCTTGCAAAACTCGATCATGCGCTTGAACAATATGAAGGTTTCCTAAAAGAACATGGCACTCAAGTGGGAGCAGGGCCGTTGGCATGGAATCCGAGCCTGCGTAAACAAGCTCAAAGTTTGCATGCGGCGGTACAGAGCGGAGTACGCACTATTGACCAGATGGGCGTTTTGCAACCGGGTGAATTGCCGTTTACAGAAAAATTCGTGGATAATGCAGCTAAATTGACAAGTATCGGACAAGCGGAGGGAATCCAGGCGCAAATTTCAAGAGTACGAGAACGAAGCCGGAATTATAAGGAAATACTTGCCACAAGATATAAGAATGTTCCCGGTGTTTTTGAACCTCCGGCCTCCAAGTCGGGTCGCGTCGAGCGTTTAAACAGACTGCTTAAAAAGAAGCCATGAACAGATCCGAAGAAATAAAACAAATCTGGGGAGAAATGACGGACGATGAGCGTAGGCAATATGCCGATTCATTATCGGACACCGAGTTTAACGAACTGGAACAGTCTTTAACTGATCCAGGCATGGAGACAAAACCTCCGGAGACTTTTCTGTCTGGATTCGTGCGTTCGGCAAAAGATGGCAGCCCCGTCACGCGAGCAACCGCAGCTACACTCATGGGCTTGCGGGGTATGGGAAGGCCCGTCCTGGGTATGGCGCAAAGCGGATTGGAACAACTGGATAAGTACGCCGGCACGAATTATGAACCCGCTTTCACCGAAAGGATAGATAGATCGGACGCGGCATATCGCGCAGCTTTGCAATCCTTGTCACCGGGAGAACAAAGAGCGGCCAAATCTGTTGGAATGGCGGGTGAAATTGCGCCGTACTTTGCCATTCCTGGAGGGCCGGCGAAAGGCTTGATGGGAGTGCTTTATACCGGTGCCGTCGGGGGCGCAGCAAGCGCACTTAGTTATATCCCCGCCGAGGAGAGATCAAAGACATCGCGTTTAGATCGGTTCAGAACCGGCGCAGCCGCTGGAATGTTGTTGCGTGGTGGATTGGAAGCGGGAAGACATTATCCGCTGAAATATCAGAATATTCTTGCAACTCAAGCCGCCCGTGAAGGGGAAGACATCTCGAAAATTACCGGAGTGAAATTGACAGCAGGACAAAAATCCGGGCATCCGGGGTTAGTGGACTTGGAAGCTGGAGCCTCTGGAGCCGCTTCTGGCAGGGAATTCATGAATAAACAGTTACTCGACGCTGAACAATATATGGAGAAAACAGCGCGAGTTTTCAGCAATAAATCCAAAGAAGGGCTGACTACTGCATCGGGGAAAACTCTAGGAAAGATATATTCACAAGGAATAACGCGATACAAAACACAACAAAGCATACTTGGGCGAACGGAATATGGGAAATTCCGTCATGTTGTCGGGAAACAACCAGCAATTGAAATGCCGAAATTTCAAGCCGCCATAGATGATATGGCGAATATTGCTGTGCCCGGATCAGCGGAAGCCAAAGCTGCGGCGACGACGATTCAAAAAACATTGGCGGCTCAATTGGAAAGCGGTCAAGGCAAGCTCACGGCGGATCAATTTCTTCAATGGCGGGAAAAGATTGCACGAGAATTATTTCAAAATCTAGATAAACAAGGTCGTGGGCGGGCACAGAAAGAACTCATGACAGCCCTGCTTATTGATGCCGAAAATTATTCTGGTGTAGCATCCACTCAATTGAAACGAGCGGTTAATATATGGCATCGTGGTGGCATACAGATAGATAAATTCAATAAAGACGCTATGGCGTCTTTATTCGCAAAAGAAACTTTTGATCCCTACAAAATTTCCGAGACTATACCTAAAATGACCCCCTCCCGCATCAAAGGGATGCATGAAGCCATGCGGAAAATACCCGGCGGAGAACAGGCGTGGAATGATATGACCGCTGCATATATTTATCGCGCCATGGATAAATCGTCTCAGCATCCAGAACGCCTCGTGGGTCAAAGCCGTTTTAATCCAAATCAATTCTTCGAGAACGTGGCCAACCGCGAAAGGATTCTCGCGCTCATGCCCGATGCTGCAAAACGAACGCAATTCCTGACGGGGATGAAATTGCTGGATCGCGCGGCGGATAAACACGGGTACTCAGCGAAGGCTATTGGCATAAGACAGACATTCGCTGATGTGATGGGAAATTTATTCAGCGGTAACCCCATTTTTATTGCGCGCATGACCGGTAAGATATTCGGGCCAATGGGGTTGTCATGGGTATTATTCTCGGAAAAAGGAAATAAGGCTCTACGAATCCTAGCGACACAGCCGAAAAATACACCTGCTTATCAACAAGCATTGGGACAAATATACGATCTTCTGGAAGAAGATACCTCAAATGAAAATTCTCAATTTATTCGAGATGAATAATAATGGGCACAAAATATTCAACTAATTCCACAACCGGGTATAATGCCACGCCTCCGCCGGACGACGGCACGGTAAGTGAAGCCAACAAAGGCAAATATAGCACTATCAAAACCAAACTCGCCGATCCGATAAAAAATCTCGCTGACACAATTAATTCCGAATTAGTAACGCATTTCGATACTGGCCCAATCGCCATTACGACAAGCACCACGTTGGATGCCTCGCATTTCAACAAAATTATCCAAGTTTCCGGTTCCGGTGTCACGCTTACTTTATCGGATGCAAATTCATTAACTGCTGGATGGTTTTGCAATATTATTTCCACAGATACGACTAATAGCGCGATATTAGCTAGAGCTACGGCATCGAATACGATAAATGAGACATCGGCGGATGTTACAATACTTTCGTTACAATCAATTCGCGTTATTGTCAATGCTGCTGCAAATGGCTTTTTGGTTGATTTACAATCTAGACATTCAAAAGAGTTTAAATTATCGAATGCATCAATAATTGACGCCAATGCCTCCATCGCCGCCCACGCCACGACTATGAACCCGTGGAGTCTTGGGAACTACGTTACCGCCACCGGCACGGCAGTTACTTTCACCGATCTCGCCGATGCCCCACAAGCAGGCGCGGAGGCGGAGATTTACATGAACGCCGCCCATATCTGGACGAACAACGCCAACCTTGAAGTGGACGGGGATGCTAACTGGACGGCGGAAGTGGGGGACAGGGTTCTGGCCCGTGCAAAGGCCGTGACGGGGCCGTTTACGATTCGGCCGATAAAGAAAACCGGATACGCGGTAATTACTACCGTCGGGAACCATTCCGTGGTCGTTCACACGGGCAACGGTTGGGGGTCTACCAACATAATGATACGCAGATATACCACCGTCTTGACAAACGTGGGTACTGCCATTACCTATGCCGACAGCGCCGCCAACGGCGCATCGTTTACGATCAATGAGACTGGGATATACAATTTATTCATGTCAGACATCCGTGATGCAGCCGTGGAAATATTTGGTGCTTCCGTAAACTCGTCGCAACTCTCAACATATATTGAGAACATTGATATCGCCAACAGGGTAATGATGGGCGAAGAAAATGTTTTAGCGAGGATGGGGAATTGCTCGATAACAAGACGTTTTTCCTCCGGCGATGTAATCCGCCCTCACGGCGATGGGAATAGCGGTAACACAACCAATAAAGTATTTTTCTCCGTAGTAAAGGTTGGCACATGAAACTAATCGTAAATGCTCCGGCTGGTCGCCACGAGGTTACCGAAATAGGTGATGGTGGTTACTACTTTGATCCGTCAAGAATATTATGGAGAGAAGATGTAAACGGACAGCTACCGCCGCGCCCAGCAGGATTTGTTTTGTCGAGCGACTGGCAACTTGACCCAATGAACCCTGCGGTCTGCTGGAGACTCAAAACACCCGCCGAGCTAGATGCCGAAAAAGTCATCGAATACACCTCCCGTCTCGATGACAAAACCCAACGACTTCTGTTCGAGATCAACTTCGACCAGGAGAACCGGGTGCGAGTATTGGAAGGAAAACCGGCTATCGCCAAAACCCAGTATCATGATGTTTTAATCAACGTGTGGAAGGGGCTGACATGAGTGACTTCGACAAGGCCCTGACCTTCGTATTTGAATAATCTGCTCGCTAAATCGGCGGCGGTGCAGGCGGCGACAACAGAGGCGGAAATAAATGCTGTTAGCTGGTGAATCAATCGAGGAAGAATGGTGAATGAATCAGGAAGAAATAAAACGGCTGGCGACGGTACTGGCGCCGCAAATCATCGCGTCCATCCGCGAATCAAAGCATGATTTCTGGATAGACCCGGAGAACCATTTCAGGGCGCACATCGTAATGGACCAATTCGCCGAATGTCTCGACATGGAGACATTACAGACCTTGCGCGATCTACTCAAGGCGTATCGCAAGGGAAGAAAGCTGTTCTTCGCGGCGTTCGTCGGGTTGATGATCGTCGGCGCGCTCGGACTAGTCGCTATCGCAATCGGAATGAAACCGCCATGGAAATGAACAAATTCGATAGGGCAATCGATCTTATTTTGGCCGAGGAAGGAGGATATGTAATAGACCCGCTTGATCCTGGCGGAGAAACAAAATATGGAATTTCCAAACGCGCGTATCCTGAAATCAACATTCCCAGCCTGACAACAGATCAAGCAAAAGCCATCTATATGCGCGATTATTGGAACCCGTGTAAATGCGAGGAGCTTCCTTGGCCGCTATCCCTGTTCGTTTTCGACGCGGCGATCAATCAGGGAACCGATGCTGCAATCAAGATGTTGCAACATACGTTACAGACTAATCAAGACGGCATTATCGGAGTCGTGACTCTAAGGCTCGCCAAGGAATCTCGGAAGTGGCACTGGGCGCGCTTTATGGCCTTCCGGACCATGCGCTATCAGGGCACTCGTAATTATGATCGTTTCGGTGAAAACTGGTTGATCCGCATATTTCGGATCGCTATGGGGGCCTAGGATGGAAACTATTCTCGCGTCACTTGTCGCCCCCGCTGCTGTTGATATGCTCAAAAATCTATTCGCGTCAGCTTCCCGCAAATGGATCGGGTTATCGGTGGACGATCAGATCAAATTAGAGAACGCTAATATAGAGAGGCTGAAAGCCCTGGCGCTGTTGGATAATCCCAACGGAACACCTTCTCAATGGGTTATAAACCTCCGTGGGGCCTCCAGGTACGTCGCAGTCATCCTGTCCGTGGGGGTAGGGGCGGGGATGATGTTAAAGGCCACCACGCCCGAACTGGAGGTCTTGGGCTTTGAGCTTGTCGCCATGCCTGTCAGCTTCCTTTTCGGCGAAAGAATGTATCTTGGATTCAAAGGTAATATGGCTAAATAACATTTGAATCTCTGTTAGGGCGCATTCGCGGCCTCTGACATCGCTGTATCAATCGCGGCTCGAATTGATTCCCCGTGCCCTTGAAATACAATATCGCTGCCGAGCGAGCGGGCATACAGCGAACATCTATCCGGCCCGTGAATATGTATATCGGCAGGCTGGTAATAAGCAGGATTTTTCTTGTTCACGAACACCGTTCTGTTTCTGAGTGTTTCCAGAAAATCTATACGCTCTGAGTCTGTTGGCATGTCACAATCTCCGATGCGCCCTAACAAATCAATCCACGGGACCGGCTACGCCGGCCCGTGATCTCCGGCGTTAGGCGGAATTCTGTCTAATACACTGTTATGCCCGCGCCCGCTTGTACACAGAAATGCGAAACTTATCGTCGGGGCATTTCTTCTGCCATTGTGGCAAATCCTGGATTTCCGAAACGCTTCGCTCAATTTGGGCGCTCGTCGTTGGTGCCCACAGTGAGTGAGCTTCTCCGTCTACATGCACATCACACCACATTTCAACAACATACAATTCTGGAGCGAACGGGTATAACCTCGCCTTCAAAGCGGACTGGCCTCTGCGGCGTTTGGTTACTTTCTGGGGGTTAGTCATTTCTCTGCCTCAGCCTCTCGGCATAACCAGTAGTTCCAAGTGGGCACGATGCGTCAGCAATAAATTCTCGTTTGAGCGAGGCAACTTTGTCTCCCTGGAATTGCCAGGGCGGGTACAAAGCGATGATCCACAGGCGATCACCCCTCCATTTTGGAGGATCCAGTGTTCCGTGGAGGGCATTTTTCGTGCAAATGGCGA